ACGACTGTGATTTTAACCGATTAAAATAATCCATAATCTCATTTATGTTGTAAGTTGGCTGTTTGATCTGCGCTTGCGTTGGAGTTATTGCCGCGCCACCGATCAAATTTTGCAGACGATTATATTGCGCCGCATCTTCCGGACTGATGACATTTTGTAATCCCAATTCTGGAATCGCGCCGGCCTGCACTTTGCTTTTTTGTTGAAAATACGGTGTTTGTAATTCAAGTCTGCGTAACGCATTAAGATAACGCGGATCTGATTTTGCTTGTTCAACCAATTCATCGCGTGATGGGATGCGAATCGTTACATCGCCTTGTACGCCGCGACCCGCGCTTTCTTGTGCAGCAATTGATTCTTGTCTAAGTTTTGAAATTACAGCATCCAACGCATTATTTTTTAACTCATCTTCTTTCATTTTAATGAAAGCATCGCGAGATTGAGTCATTACGTCGGTTTTTTCTTTTAATTGCTGCTGTAATCTTTGTCTTTCTTCTTCAATTTTAGATGGCTTTTCGCCGACCCCCTCCATGTAGGCTTTTTCTTTCGCTGTAAGACCGCCTTTGATTGCGCCCGATAGCTGTTCTTTTTGTCCAGTGACAAACTCGCCAGCCTCTTTGCGGGCCTCTTCTGTAAGTTTCTTTTCAAGCGCGTCGGCTGTTGCTTGTTCTGCTGTGCGAAGTGCAATGCCTTTCGTCGCAAGGTCTGCCGCGCCGCCTTTCTTTTGGAACAGCAATGCGTCCAAGCCTGCCATACCTGTGCTGTACGGCCCTGCAGCTTCTTTACGCAGCAAGCTTTCTACAGATCCACCGCGCAATGCCTGCAATGGTGTAAACTCTTTGATGTCGCCGGCCTCAAATTCCGGTACGTCGATTTTTTCTCGCGCAAAAACTTTTTGCGCTGTTTCAGTTGCGCCGGCGTCACCTTCACCAAGCTTTTTTACAAGGTCTGGCGTTTCAGCTTCACCAAACTTGAACTGCGGCTGTTCGGACAGATACTTTTGTTGTCCTGTTTTATAGCCGATGCCTTCCTGTGCTACGCGCGTCGCTTCCTGTCCGGCTTCACGCAACAAGGGCTGTTCTGCAAGGCGTGTAATGCCGCCGATGTCTGCGCCTTTCAGTTGTCGACCGAACGCGGCCCCAGGGGCTTGACCTGATTTCGTAAATTCAGACGCCGCCTGACCGGCCTTTGGACCTGCAGCAACGCTTCCGACAGGTGCCTCAGTGCCAACGCGCTTTGAAGGTGTAGCCTCAGGTGCGATCATGCCCATAAGGCGTCCGTATTGTTCTTCTGATTTTGGTTTGCCAAGGAATGCCATAGTTCACCTCAAAGCATTGGCGCGGCTTCTTCAGCCGGTGCCGAAGGTTTTGCCGCTGATTCTGTTAGTTCTGTTGCCGTCTGACCGGGGAGTTCTGCAGGTTGGCCGGATGCGCCTGCGGGTTGCTGTGGCATCTGTTCGCCACGGAGTATGGCTTTCAGCATCGGATCGAGTTGCTGTTCCATAGTAATACGTTCCTGCATCAATGCTATAACAGCCTGTGTAATTTCTGACTGCGTTCTGACGTAAGGATTGTACAGCAGTTTCTTATAAGCGTTGATGAACATTGGATGATTGTCGGTCATCATGGGTGCAACTGGTCTGCCTTCGAGGATTGCATCAATTTCACCCTGCACCGCCATGTTTTCCGACAGGTCATCGTCAAACAGCGTGTCCACTGGCGCACCTTCAATGAGGTTGAGGTACTGCTGTGGCTTCTTAACAAGGCCAGCCTGCAAAAGGCTGTCACCAAACTGCAGACGGCCTGCGACTGTGTTCATTAAAGGCGATTGAGTGCGGATCTTAATCTGGCGCAAGCTTTTGAGGTCTTCTGACTTAAATTGCTTCACATAGCTGACGGAACCCTCACCAGTGATGTCCAGAATCTGTTCCTCGGAAGCGAATAGCTTGTAGTTCTGGATAGCAATGTTGACGAGTTCTTCTGCCCATATGGTGATGGACTTGGATGCGCTGTTGAGAAACTCCATTGCATTCGCTGCGAGTGTGGCCGCCATGGCACCGGAGGTTACGTTTGCCGGAGGTTGTCCGCGCAAAGTTTCCGTAATCATCGACACGTTTGACATGTACTGGCTGCAGATGTTCAGAAAATTAAACACTTCTGGTGGTGTGCTTGTTAGCTGCAAAGGTTCAGGCTTGCCGCCGCCTTCCGCGTTTGCAGGCGTGTAGCTAATGAACGAAAGTCCTTTGATGTCGTTTACGCTGATGTCTGCACCTTTTGGCACCAGAACGCTTTGAACTGCAGTAGCCTGTTGGTTGGTGGCGATTGCGCTGAAGGAATGGTCAAGCAATTCCTGCGCAGGCAACAAGTTGGACAGCATCGGATAGCCGAGGCCAGTGCCAAGAATGTTCTCAAACTTTAAAAACCTGCCGGGGATTTGTCCGTAGGGATTCTCACCGTCTTCAAAGACACAAGTTCCGCTGGCGTAGATGGTCATACGGCCTTGTGGCAGTGCAGGCGTTGGCCTGTGGTAAAACTCATACACATAGATCATGTCTGACGATTCGTAGCGCGACAGGAAGTTAAGGTTAGGCAAAGTTTGCCGCACCTCTTTGACTGATGGAATGCTGCGTACTTGGTCTGCAAGTTCAGGATAGCGCGCGGCGTAAGTCCAACGGTTACGAACGCGCTTAATTACAACCCAATCAATGTTTTTCTCGTTTTCGATGGACCAGTCAAACACGATGTCATGCGGATCGTGGATGTCCATTTCCAACGCGCCTTGGTACTGCAGACCGTCGCCTTCAGGCCGTACGCCAATAGGCTGTCCACCAGATTGATTCCAGCAGACTGACCCGAACACATGGCCAAGTACGGACACACGTTCCGCCGCGCTTTCCGACAGCTTGTCCATGCCTTGCTTTTGCCAAAGGTCATTGGCGAGTGCTTTACCTATCTTAGCTGTTTGCAGTGGGTTTGCGTCGTCGATGTCTGTGAGGGCTTCCCAATTATAGCGTTGCTTGGTGATGACTGATACAAACTGCCTGATAAGAGTGCGGGCCTGTGGGACAACCATCCTGACAAGTTCGCCTTGTTCACCGCTGAATCCCAAGCTTGTCAGCCATGAGTCAGGGTTGATGACAGGGCTGTAGTAAGCTGACATGTTGCGCCAGTAGGCTGCAAGGATGGAAGTGAACACCGAACTTGCGGAAGTGTTGGAACCCCACATTTGCACATGATCGTCCAAGTGCCCGATCACTCTGTCCGTTTCGTCTGTTGCCCAATAGCGGTCGGATTTGATGTTGATCATCGGCTGACCCTTTGCGTGACTGGTTTTGAGAAGAGACTGATTGCTTGTAGTTCTAATGGTTCACCGGCGACCTTGTGGTCAAGGATGGGCTGAATAAAGGTGCCTATGAATACTTCACGAGGAACGTAGGTTCGCAAGATAACCGCAGGCTGTGTCGTGTAGACCCGTTGAATAGATGCCTCGCCACCCCAAGGGAAGTTGCCCCATTCCAACTCGCCCCACCCGCCGAAGCTTGGCGCGTCGCCGGCTGTCCCCACCTTATAATTCCATTGCTGCTTTGTTGATGACGTTACACTATCTGAAGAGAAGTCTAGAGAAATATTGCTACAACTTTGAAAATTCCTAAATGAACATTGAAACTCAGAGAATTGCTTCAACATGCCGCTTTGACCCATGACCAACGGGCTAAACTTTACCAACGTCCTGTAAGCCTGATTTACGAACGCAAGGCTAGAAGATGTTGCTTTGTATGCGCTTTGTAACGTCGCGATGTATGCCTGTGTTGAGTATTTGATGACCGATTCTATTTTGTAAAGTCGACCCTCACACACAATCGCATCGCCGGCACTTGGGGTAAACAGACCAACGGAATCAATTGTTACCATAAGGTTAGATTGTTTTTTATCCGTGACCACCACCTGATCAGTTGTCGAACCCGTAGCCGCATTTGTCGCAAGCACCGAAAACGTCGTCGCGTTGATAAACGTGACTGATCTGTAGCCAAGTAGGTCTGTTGGGCTAGTAAAGCTTGCTGCAATTCCTGCACTGAGTTCCTCTATTGTGATGGCATCGCCTGTAATTAGGCCGTGTGGTTGCGCTGTCACAATAGTAACTGTCTGATTACCGTTTGCCACTGTTGCCGTCAGACTTGCCTCGCTGATGTATGGCGCAACATACAGGTCACCGTTTGCACCTGCGACAGCCAAACTGCTGGCAGTGAACGTAAACTCTGTGTCTGATACGATTGAAACGGTACGCAGGCCAACCAAGTCCCCCGCCCCACCGGCAAACGCAGCGGTTAGAGTGCTTGACGGCCTGCTTACTGTTATTAATTGCCCCTGCAACAATCCATGATTGACAAGTGTCGTCATCGTAACAACATCTGATCCGATGTTAGCCAACACACTGCCGATCATCGCTTTTACAACTGGCGCGCAGTATTCTTGCCCTGAATAGTCAATCAGATTCTGTTCTTTGCGTTCTTTGACGATCTTGTTCTGCGCAAGCGTAGGAATAAAATACAACTTGTCATCTGAGGGCCGCAGCAAACCATTGAAAAACACCTTGTTCGCGCCGGTCCAGCTTGTCCACGCTTCTGTCAGGTAGTTGTAGCAGTAGGTCACGTCTGCCACCGCCGACAGTGTATTAGGCCGTTTAGCTGACAATAAATAAAGGCGTTCTGATTCGTAACCAACGGCTGACGTGTTGTTTTCCAAGTCTTGGCCGAGAATGGCGGTCAAAAGAGGTTCAATGATACGCGAAACGATGCGTACAGCACTGTCCGTAATCTGCACTACGCCTTGATTGCTAAGGCAGTACACGGAGTTGTTTAGAACAGCCACTGAATCCGTTGCCTTTACAAAAACCGTATTGTCCAACGCTGTAACGGTGAAGTTCGATGCGCTGTCACCGTTGAGGCGATAGATACCGTCGTCTTTTAGAATGATCAGCGAGTCGCGGAGTGCTGCAACACGCAGAATGGGCGATGCACGGCTTCCCACGTCGCGAATATTGAACAGCGGCACCGCTTCAGGTTCATTTATCTTTGAAATGTATAATCTGTTAGGCCCGATGTCGGATTCTGACTGCAATGACGTGCCAGACGCAGGAATTATCGGTTCAAACGCCTGTCCGAGTGCCGATGCCGCGTTGGTGGTAAGGCTGAATGCTGCTTGATCAAGGTTTTTGGCTAGCAGAGTGATAGCACCTGGCGGTTGAGTCACTTCAGACGTGTACTGTGCATAGACAATTGACGTTGCGTTGCGGTTGAACGCCTTTATTAAATAGCTGGCAGTGTAATAAATGGCCTGCGAAACGGTTACAATTGGGCTTGCTGTCGTTATCACGCGTTTGACGATGCGCTGTCCTGTCGACGTGCGTGTTCCTTCAAAAGTTATGCTGCCTGTAGCACCGGATGCCACAGTGAACGTAAACTGATTGGCTGTTGTGACCGTAATTTGGTACTCGCCGGCAGGAATACCGCCGACAGCGGACAAAATTCTGATGTAATCGTTGTTTTGAAAGCCATGCGCGGTGCGGTTTACAGTTGCCGTTGTGGTTACGACCGTCACTGCGTTTGTTACGGTTTCATTTCCGACAGGTGCGTTCGTCGCGTCACCGTAGAACCTATACGTTTCCGTCGTCACGCCGTCTGTCAAGCTTAAAGTGTTACCGTTGGCGATCAAACTCGGATCAACTGTCGTCAAACTCAGCAAGTGATACTGCACTGTATTGGCATAAAACGCATAACCTTTAAACACAGCAATATCTTCGGCACGAGGCGGCCTTGAGTTTGCCTGCAGGATGCCTTCCTGATTGCTGTTTGTGTACAGAAACGGCTGTCCGGCAAGCAAAAGGTCTGGCAAGTCGTCTGTGTAGGTCAAAAAGCCGTTGGAAACGTCTGTTGAGGTCAAGTTCTGTTCTGCGACAAGGCGAAAGTCGTCGAACGGTTCGCTTGTAGCACTGACAGACCCAGACGTTCTGTAGACTTGGTACAGATATTCCGTTGATGCGACCTCGTTCGGAATGCTGGCCGTGATGGTAGCTGTTGGGTTGTAACTATATTCGATCGTCGCGAGGAACGGACTAGGCGTTGTTCCTGCTGGAACTGTGTAAGCAAAGGTAAACGATACGCCAGGGATGACCGTCACTGTCGCAAACTGACTATTCGGTGCTACCGTAATGACTGGCGTTGTGACCGTTACAGGCGTGTATTGCACAATCGTGACAAATTCACCTGCCGTTGTGAACGGATGGCCGCTATCCACGACCGTCATGGTGGCCGTTGTGCCCACAATCGTAACACTCATAGAGGCCGATATGCGGGTGCTGTTGTAAAGTATTGCCTGCTGTGATGGTGCGCCAATAACAAGGTTGCCTTGTGCGTCTTTCCGGCCAAATACGATGCGGTATGCCGTCTGTGAATTGGCTTTGATCGGGCCTGCTGCGCCTGTGGGTGCAACCTGAACGTCGAGTCCTGATGGCATACCCGCCTCAAGTGCAGGCAAGTCTTCGCGTTCCAGCTTGTACACGCCATTGTCTGTCGTGAAGTAGCTGTTTCCCTGTGCCGCAAACTGCCGCGACACGCCTATGCCGTTAGCCGTTACGTCAATCGCAGGGCTAGGCACAACAGTATAGTAAAGGTAGCTTGCTGCAGCGATAGTTGATGACAACACGGACGCATTTGCAGGGTTTGTTGCTACGATTCTGAATGCGTCTTTTGCCTCATAGTTCACCGCGCCCGTCGATGTTGACGCTGTGGCGATTGTGAACTGGTCATCGGTGATTCTTGTAATTGCGTAGGTGCCGGCTGTAATTCCGCGACTGTTAGTGCCGATTGTGATCGTGTTGCCGGTAATCATTCCGTGTTCGGTTAAGTCAATCGTCGTCGTCGCGCCTGATGCGGTGACTGTAGCTGCGAAAATGGTCTGAACCTGACGGACGCCGTAGAGGTCGGCTGTCAGATGGTCAAACGCCTGCGCCACAGCGTCTGATGTTGGAATGCTAAATTGTGAAACGTAGTCATTGTTGCGTATGCCGTGTGCGTTGCGCCTTACGCCGACGTTCGTGCTGTTTAGGTAGCATTGAATCGTTGCAAAAACCGGTGCGGTGATGACGCGGTACAGTGTGTCTTGCGAAATAGCGAACAAGCTTGTTCCATATTCCCACGTTCTGTTAAGACTTTGTGTGTTAACAAACTGTGCAAGTAGGTTCTCACCACGGCATTTGTTGATGATGTAGTCTTGGTTGATAATTGCATTCTCTGCACGTTCCAGCCTTCCAGCCGGCACGGTCAAACTGTTGGGCTGTATTGCAAGGCCCGTAAACTTCTCAATCGTGTTTTGCTTCATGGCACACTCACTGATGGGAATCGGCGTACCGTCACACGTCCGCGAAGCAATCCGTCACGTTGGATGACCTTCGGCACTGAACCTTCAACGCGCGGCGACAAAATTTCACGGCAATATCTGATTTTCTGCTGCAGCTTTTCTTCTGCAATCTTCATTTGGTCTGGAATCGACAACGCCTCAAGCACACGGACTGCGGTTGCATGGACAAGTACGGTAGCCGCTTCGTCGGGCATCTGGATCAAGCTAGTTTCGAGTGCTGTACTTACCACGTCGCCAGCTTCCAAGCCGGACAGTGCTGTACCTGAAAAGCCACTGACAGTGAGAACAAGGCCAGTAATGTTGGTAATGGTTAAGTCTTTGTAATGCAGAGGATGCGCAGGGCGCACGTCTGTCACGTCAATCTTGCTACCGATTGTCAAATTGCTAGGCACCTTGCTGACCGTGATGGTGTTTGTGCCAAACGACGTGATAGCTGCAGTGCGGCTGTTCAGCACAAGGTCTGAAGGCTTGCGCAGCGTGTACAGGATAACCGTTCCATTGCTTGAAGGCGTTGGAAGCAGGCGGATGCTGTCACCTTCAACCATGAATCCGTTAGGCGTTCCTTGGCCGAGGTTTGTAAACCTGTAGCTGTCTTCGATGCTGATGCGCGGCAGGTCATATACAAGGCCGCCGCCGACGTTATTGTATTGAATTTCTCTCAGTGTGCGACCAATAGCGCGTTCTGGGATGCGGAAACTAAGGTCGCCAGCGTTTACCGCAATTTCTTCACGGAAAACGAAAAACTCTTCACGCAATGCGACTATCATTGGCACTACCATTGAGGCTTGTTCCTCGTTGGCCAGTGCCAAGATGTCGGTCTGCGAGAACCGAGGTTGGTAATTTGGTACGGTGATGGCCCTGTCCACCGCCGCAAGGAATGACGTGGTGTCCATTGCTTCCACCTATTAATATTTGGGTTTCTTCTTACCAGGCATTACTGCGATTTCGGTCACGCCAACTTTGAGGCCCTTCTTTTCAGGCATCAAAGGCTTGCCGCCACCAAAGAAAGCTTTCATTTCGTCTTTCAGACCGGACTTGCCTTCAGATTCGCCCAACGCTTCCATTTCAGCGTCTTCAGCTTTGTCTTCATCTTCGCCCATGGCCTCGCCAAGTTCCTCTACCATTTCAGGTGCAGCAGACTTGAAAGGTGTACCTTCAACGCCCGATTCCTCTTCGGAAGCTTCCATCGCCATAAGCTGACGAAACTTGTCGAGGATCTCTTTGTAGATTTGCATTTCTGCTTGGTGTTGCATGTTCGTTTCCCCTTATGCCCATGCGTTTACTGGTGAAAGTTGATTTGTCAGTGCGCGGATCTCAATGACTTTTGAGACTCCCATGCGGTTTTTGAAGTTGATGCCTGCGGACGCTGCGGTTTTCCAGATATAAACCCCGGTTCCTGCGTCGGCCTCAAGCAACAGGTTACCACGATCCGACAATGCCGTAATCACGTCACCTGCAAAGTCTGTGACGCAGTAGATCTGTTGATTACCGACAGCCACGACAAAGTGAATCGCCTTGCTGCCGATAAAGTCCGCACTACAGGACAAGCCATCTGCTACGTTCACAAACGCGATGGATTCAGGCACCACGGCACCGCGAACAAAGCTTGCATTCGTGGCATCTGTCGAAACACGGAAAGGCTGCGCGTAGATGTCTTTAATGTCTGCAATGACTTCCCAGACGTTCCCGCTGTCAGCGTACTGAATCAACACGCCGCCGTAGTTTGTCTTGATCGTATAGCTGGCCGCGCCTTGGATGGTATCGCCGCCTGCAGCGTTGATTGTCAGGTTTGCTGACTGTGCAGTGCCTTGCTTGTCGAAGATGGCGTAGAACTGACCTTTAACGCCTGTTGGCAAGTTAATAACTGACGCGCCTGCGCCTGCAAGCAACACGCAATCTGTAGCCTGTGCCGTTGATGGTGTAACCGTAACTGTTCGCACCGATGTTTTTAGGGCCGTCGCAACTGCAGCGTTAGACAAAGCAACGAGGTAGTCGGTTAGTGCCGACCACCCCGTTTCGCCGTCTTCCGGTATGGAGTACGCAACGCCGTTAAAGGTTACGCTGACTGACATACCTTATTCCTTTATGAGAATGGCCACCCGAACATCGCGCGTAATGGATGCAGAGAACTGGATCGTAATCAGGATGTTATTGGGTACCGTTGTCGTCGGATCTTGCAACACCGAACACCCGATAATTTTGTGCGGAATACCTGTTGAGGTCGCACCCAATGCTGACTCAATCACGACGACGCCTACAATTTGCGGCAACGTAGAAATGGTTCCCAAGATGGATGCCGTTTCTAAGTTTACTGCGGTATTGTGCGTTGCAGTAATATCAGCATGAAAAACCTTCAAACCAAGCTGTTGTGGGAGAAGCATAAAAACCCCCTAATGGGGACGCGCGTACCTTAGTACGCAACGCCCTCGTCGTTTCCGTTTGTCCACACAATCTGACGTGCAGGTGCGCGGCACATGACAAACTGGTCGGAGAACGAACGGACAACCCAACCTGCTTGGTTTTCGAGTGGGAATATAACTTCCTTGTCGAGTCCAGGCACCTTGAAGCTGATTTCAGCCGAACCAGAACGCAACCAGTCACCGATTTCCAAGCCGTAAGCGTCGCCTTCCATGATCATGCGGTGTGGCACAATCTTGTTAAGGCCGTTTGCAGCGTAGTATTCGATAGTCTCAAATCCGTTTTGTGCAGCAGACTTGTAAGAAGCGTCATACTTGCGCATCGCCGCCTCATCCTGAGTCAGCGCAGCGAAAGTGCGTGGGTTCACACAAACCATCAAAGGCTTGTCCAAGCCACCCTTGTTCACAGCCTGCGCAACACCTTCCTGGAGTGCCTTGAGGCTGAAGCGTTTTTTGAGAAGGTCAACCCTGTTAGCTTTCCACAGTGCGTACTGAGTCGCGCTGATGCCGAACAGTGTTCCTGTGTTTTCGAGGATCTTGTGCAAGCCAACCATTTCCTTGTCAGCTTCCATTCCTTCAAATGCAACTTTGTGGCTTGTGAGGCCAGAAGCGGCAACTGGAACGAAGTCAACATAGAGAATGCCGTTGTCTGCATCGACAGACACAAGCTTGCCGGAAGCAACCACTGCGTTAGTTGAGTCCAACTGCTGAACAACGCATCCTTCCAGACCAACCCACAGACCTGCAGCGAAATAGCCAGGTGCCAAGAGGATTGCCTTCGAGGTTGTGTTCACGCCTGCAGTAAAAGCAACACCGCCGACGGTCACGTTTCCAGAACCGGAGTAGGTTGCGCCGCGGTAAACAGTTCCCGATGGTGCATAGCTGACGTAGCCAAGTTTAGCTGCGCGTTGTCCGTGGATACGCATAGCTTCCAACAGGCGGCTGTGCGAACGGATGTGGTTCTGCATGACGTGCTTAGTACCGTCATAGAATGCCTTCTCGCCACCGCCAGCAGAACGGCTGATGAACGCGAAAGGGATAACCGAAGTCAACACAACTTGGCTTGGGATGATGGACGATTGCTTAACAACGCCAGCGATTGCCGGATTGATGTCGAATGCGTCCTGTCCTGTTCCTGCAAGTGTCCAGCCAGTTTCGTTTGCAAGCACGAATGCTTCGACAAAGCTGTCACCGACTTTGCGGCCTTCAGAGAATGGAATTTCACGGGCCAAAGGAAAATCTTGTGGCAACAGGTTGTGAAGGTCGCCATAGACGCGCTTAAAGAGGTCAACGACCTGCTGATTTGATACTTGTGACATACGTTAGTTTCCTTTCAATTATTTGAGTTCGCAATGGATACGGATAACTGCAACTGCTGCGGTTCCTGCGTCCAAGCCTGTGATAACGGACTGAACAGCAAGGTTGCCCAGCGAAGAAACAGCAACGCGTGGTGCTGAAGCCGAAGGCAAGGTGTTTGCCATTGCTGCGGGCAAGCCAAGTGCAATAGCCGCTGCGCCTGCGTCAATTTCAGACAACAGTTCGACAGCGTGAACCTTAGCGATCTGTCCATCGCAGTTAAGGATCAAAGCCAAGGCGTCGGTGCCGAGTGCTGTAGATCCGAAGTCGGTAGCAAGAAACTCGCTAGAACTTCCAAGCAGGGCGTCGATAGCCGCTTGCGTGAAAGGTGTTGCCGATGCACCGATAATTGCTTGCGCCTGTGCGCCAACAAACTTGAGTCCTTTAGCATCAACCATCAGGTCGATGACTGCCTTCTGATGACGCGCCAATGCGTCATTCTTGAGAATGTAACTTGGTACTGCCATGATTTATTCACCTCTTAGAAAATTGTTTGTCTTTCATTGCGAAAAAGTCATCTGTAGACATTGCTTGTGGTTTTTTCGTTGGTGCCGACGCCTGTGCGGTTGGTCTGCGACCTTGGTTAAACTGACGCATGTCTGCTTGACGCAATTTCTGTAACTGTTCCTTTGGCAAGCTTTTGATGTCATCTTCGGAGAGGTTAGCGAGTAGTTCTAATCGCGCCTGTTGCTGTTCTTTGACGACTCTTTGGTACGCCTGCGCAACGGAGATTTGCTTCCCTGCGGAAGCGGCACCGAGTTTGAGTTCTGCAATACGCGCCAGGACGGTTGGCGTAGGGCGGATTCCCTGTTCGGTGAAAAATTCTACAAACTCATTTTCCACAGTTTCCCTTGCTTTTGCAACAAACTGCTGTTCGGCTTGTTGACGCTGCAACTCTGCCTGTTTTTGTTCCATTTGCTTATAGCGTTGGAGTTCACGTTCGTTGTCGTAGGCCCGACGTTGGTTTTCGTCCATATACTCGTACTTGAGGCGTTCAGCGGCACGCTTCATGGCGATGTCGTCAACGTCTAAGCCAAGCTGTTCTGCAAGGCTAAACAAAGCTTCAGGATTGCTTTTGACGTTGTGGATCCATTGTTCAAAGCCTTTGGCGATCTGAACCTCACGTTCATACTGCTTGCGGAGTTCTGCGGCCTGTTCCATGCGCTTAGCTGCGGCCTTGTTGTGGGCATAACCGCGCTTCAATTCCTCTTCGTCGACTTCGAGTTCCTCGTTATCGACCTTAACCTTGTATTTGTTGACGGGCTTTTGTTCAGGCTTTGGCTTTTGGCTAAGTTCCTGTTCAATGCCTTGGCTGTCCTGTTCCGCAGCAGATGCCGCGCCTTCAAGTGATCCTGTGTCTACGCTTTCCATGCTTTCCATACGAACCTCCTTATGAGTAAAACACGCACATTTTGACGTTGAACGAAACTGGTGACGATGACGTGATGGTAGCTGAGACTTGGTTTGCGTCGCCGGATTGCCAAACAAACGATGTTACCGGTGCATCCGACTGCAGGATGATGATGCCTATGGGCCTTGCGTTGACCGCAAAGGTCAGGGCTATGTTTGGCGTAAGCTTCTGCGTGATAATTTGGCAGTTGAGATTGTCTGCCAATGTGATGCCATTTCGCAGAATGCGAATCGTGTTGTCTGCAAGGCCGTTGACGTAATCAATAAACGGCTGCAGTTCCGTGTATGCCTTGCTTGTAGCAATTAGGCTGACTTCAAAGATGCGCGATATGGTGATCTTTGCCATTTAGTTGTCCCTTGTTTCGGCGTCGATGCCTGTTTGTATGACGATTTCTCTGTTTTCATTAAGTGATACCATAACGTAGCCGCTGGCTGACGCAGCAATCGCGTCTATCAAAGCTTGGGCAAGTGATAGATCGTCAAAGTCCTCTGTCGTTTCTTCCCACTGTTCTGTTGGAACCTGTGCAAATTGCATTGCGCCGCCTATCCTTTCCGTTTGCCAAACGAGTTTAGCAGGGCATCTGCCAAGGCTTTGTTTGATTGCGCGTCTTTGGGCTTTTGCATCCATGCTGGGGCCACCTTTTCCGCATATGTTAGACCTTCTGGTGTAGGGTTGGTTGACCTATCCACCATGCGGTTAGCGTATATGAGGGCTGCAAGGGCATCCATGTGACCCAACGCCATTGATCTGGCAAAGTCCGTGCGCTGTTTGTTAAATGTTGCGCCTCGTAGTGTGGCAATAAGGAACTTGCATCTTGAATGGACACGGATCTTGTTATGAGTGAAGGCTAGACGCACTGCGTTGATTCCAGCCTCAAAGTCATCCTTGTGCGGTAGCAGGGCCTCAAAGCCATGCTTGTATCTAAGGTCTACAAGTAGCTGTCCGGGTGCGTCCATGTAGGCAGACTTGATTCTGCGGCTGCCTGTCATTTCACGCATAGCCTGCACGATGGTGTCAGTGTCCGTGTTGCTGTCGTGTACCCGTTCGTCGTGTACTTCTATGACGGCCTGTTCAAAGTTGTAGGTCACAAGCAAGCTGACAGTCTTGTCACGCACACCGCCAAAGTCTGCAGAGATTGTCCAGAACGTGTGTTCTGGCGGGTCAAACGTACCAACGTGGCTTTCGCTAAACTCTGGCACGCAGACTGACGCGCCGTCACGGACTATCTGAACCAAGTATTCGCGCTTCCATGCAGGACTGTTTTCACCACCTGCCAGAATCTTAGCCTTTTCAATCTGGTCGAAGGTCAATTGAGGGTTGGTATAGATGTCCAACTCAAACTTGGTGCCTGTTACAGAACATCTTGGGTAGACTTCGGTATGAATGTAATGGTCTGGTTCCTCTGAGGGCGTTGTAACGTGGAGTAGCTGGCCACCAGACCTGAGAAGCTGCGGGCCTATCACTGAACGCAAAGCATAGTCGTAATCGTCAGACTGAACAAAGCCACCTTCCTCGCAGATGATAAGCTTTGCATTCCCGCCTCGCAGACTGTCTACATGCGCGCGTTCTAGGACACCTAGCCTCAGTTCCGAGTTTCCGACTTTCCATCTGTAGTCTGATTTGATGGGCTGTATCAGTCCCTCAGGCGCATCTTGGCAGATAGGGCCTAGGTTGTCTGACACAATGTCCTTAGCCTGTTTAAGAGTAGGTGCCGCGATGCGGACGATGCTGTTAGGATTCTGCAGGCAATAAGACAGCGCATAGCAGGCTGACAGATAAGACTTTCCCCACTGACGGCTAATAAACAGAAGGGCTTCCTGGGCATTCGTGTTCCGTAATGTTGACCAAATTCTTTTTTGTCCGACATGTAGTTTATAGCTGAGGTTGCCAGCGTTCCACGCTTCCTCTGTAAGGCGAAGAATGTCTGACTGTATCAATGCCTGATATTCCGCAAGTTCCTTTGGTGTCATATTACGCGCACCTCGGAAATTGATGCCCATGATATTCTGACCTAGGGCACTTATGAAAACCGTACTGATCTGTCCTGACGTTCATATCCCGTACGAACATGAGGCCGCTGTTAAGTGCCTTGTGCGTGTCTGTAAAGCTATTCAGCCTGACTACTTTGTCTGCCTTGGCGATTTGCTGGACTTCTATCAGTTGTCCCGCTTCGACAAAGATCCTAGCCGTAAGACTACCGTCAGTGATGACTGCGACCTTGCGCGCAAATGGTTCTACAAAGTCGATGCTGCTTTGCCTTTGAAGTGCGAAAAGGTCTTCATTGAAGGCAACCACGAAAACAGGCTGCAAAAGTGGATATGGTCTAACGCTATGGATCTCGGAAAGATGATCCCTAGCCTGCCGGACTATCTTCACCTCAAACGCCTTGGCTGGGTTCATGTTCCATACGGCAAACTGTGGCGTCTTGGTGATGTGCTTTACATGCACGGTGACAGGTGCGGCATGAACGTCAGTATGAACATGATCCGCAAGTATGGCTGCAATGTAGTCCACGGCCATGATCACGGTGCCGCGCTGCGGTACTTTGCTAATGCTGTGACCCGTATGTGGGCACTCAACTGTGGGCACCTGAGTGATATGGATCAGCAGGAATACCTTTACGGTGGCGTTGCAGACTGGACGATGGGCTTTGGCCTTGTCGAGTACACAAACGACCTTAAACATGCCGTACCTTCTTTCGTCCCTGTGATAGACGGCAAGGCAATCGTAAGAGGTAAGTTGATATGATGTTAAGTAAGTCTGAGATCGACAAGCTGAAAGCTTTGCCTTGGTACACGTTCGAGGTCATGTACTGCCTCGACAAAAAGACTGTCACGAAGAAGGTGCGCGGCAAACGTAGTTTTACATGGGAACTTGAGAATTGTGTCCGCTTCACGATTGTCGGCGAAGAAGGCGAAAGCTTGTTCGAGTTGGATGGTGAACTATTCATAAGCTGTCGAGTTCTTTCTCAAACGCTACGTCAACAGACGCATCCAGCAGGGCCTTCCTCTTCGCTTCGAGTTCTTTAAGCCTGTCCTGATTGGTCAGCACGTCGCGGGCTGCAGTGTGGGTAATCTGGACGTTTTCCTGCAGGCCAAGGATGGTCTTCGAGGCAAAGATGACCGCCGCGGGGTTTCTTTGCATGATCAGGTCATCCAAGGCTTCTAGCACTCTCTCTGATCGAGTTTTCCTTACGAACTCTAGAAAAGCTTCCCTACCCTTTTTGTAAGCTTCAGCGATTTCAGGATTTTCATTGATTCTTTGGTGATATGTCTCATGCGATACGCTTAATTGTTGGGCAATCTCTTGTTGCAAGTGTCCTTTACGCGCAAGCCTTTCGACTTCCGCAGGATCAACTTGTTTTGGTTTTGGCCCACGCTTTGCCATTCACCAAAGTTCCTCTGTTGGCTTTGTTTCTGCGATACGCTTTGACGCCATTTCAAAGTATTTGTCATCCATTTCAATGCCAATAAACTTCCTGCCAGTGTTCACACAAGCCACACCTGTGGAACCTGATCCCATGGTAAAGTCGAGAACAGTCTCGCCTTCATGCGTGTACGTTTTGATCAAGTATTCGAGAAGTGCGACTGGCTTTTGGGTTGGGTGATAATTTTCTTTTCGATTGGCGTTTGAAAATTGAATGATTGAACGAGGTTGATAAAATTCTAAACACCTTTCTTTCCCATCATGTTTAGACAAATTTTCGCTGCCAGAATAACTTTGATGAGTTCGTTTGTATTTTCGGGTTGTTAATCTTCTTATTTTTTGTGGATAGTATTTGATCGTTTTTTTAGCAAAAACACTAACAGTTTCGTGCTGCTTCATAGGTCTAATTTTTGCAATTGCAAAACCTGTCGGCAACACTTTATCCCACACCCAATCATACCTGAACCGCTTGATTTGACTCATGCGCAAGGCACTAGAGAACGGTTCACTGCCAAACAACAAACACGCACCATTGGGCTTGAGAACACGCCAGATTTGTTCCCACATGGGTTCAAATGGGATCACGTTGTCCCATTTGCAAGCTGTCGTGCCGTAAGGTGGATCTGTGAGAATCATATCCACTGATCCGTCTGGGATCTGTTTCATAAGTTCCAAGCAATCCCCATGCAGCAAAGTTTTCATCGTTTGATCTGTAGTGCCGTCAGGCGTGTAGTTGCGTCCTCAAGCCGGATTTCCAATTTCTGGATACGCTTGTCCGTTTCAGCCTGCTGCGCTTTAAGGTTGGCCTCTATTTGGCGCGAAAACACGTCCTGCTGCGTTCTTACCGTGTCGGATAGGCTATCTACGCTTGCCACCGCTTCTTTTGCTTCCTTGACGGCCTTTGCTGCCTTTTGGTGTAGCTGCCAACACAACGTCAGAAAAACACCCGATGCCACTGCGAGTAGGCCAATAAGAATTTCGTAGTTCATTGTAACCCCAGATTGAAATGAGAATTGCATCTACGATGCCGTCTTTGATGCCGCCTCTTGGTCCAACACAAAACTCTGCAGTCTGCGGGTGCATAGCCTGCAAGGTGGCAAAAGCGGCCGCCTTCGTTGCTTTCTTGCGTTCAGTGTTGGTTGTGCCTTTTTCGTGTTTGAGTGCAATGCCGAGAGACTTTTGCCAGACTTGAGGCCGTACCCTGCAAAGATTGCTGCAGCGGGATTCTGCCCACGCTAAAATGCGACCATAATTTAGGCCCATCGTAAACGCGCCTAAGCGGCCGTCAGAGGCAAAAGTGCTTTGTTCTTCGATAATGATGCAGTCTAGTGGAAGCTGAAAGGTCAGGCGGTTCAGTTCAAGGATGTCAACTTCGCCATCGCGATACGGCAGGTCGTAGAAACGAAAAAAGCTTCCGTCGTGGAAACACAATGCACCTGTTTTTCCGCAGTCTATTCCCAAGACGCCCATGTGGGTTAGCCTCATTCCGTGAGAGTTGAGGTAAGCCTACAATGATCTTGACAAAATGTCAAAAGTGCCCGTTAGCCGACTGTATTTCGGGCGTCGTCACAACAGGAAAGCCCCATCGCCCATCCCAAGCGATTTCCTCCACCAACGAACCTGTTGGTATTGCCGCCTGCCTGCCAGCGGGAGTTGCCCGACAACCAAGTTAAACAAGGTAAGGTGCCAAACTTGTTGCCGAGATTTAAAGTGTAGCCTGCTTATTGGCAAAAAAAAACCCTTGGGTTAAACCAAGGGCAGACTACCCGTTGCTACCAACAACTAAGGATGCCTTCCTTCTACCAAGAGTGTGGCATCCGCGCAAGGATGCTTATGACTTTTACTTTATTTCCCGATGATCTTTTTAAGTATTTGTCGAGTTCATACGAACAAGCGTTGATGCTGCGCATTTTATACCGCTGTGGGTTTGATGGGCAAAGTGCTTGCTTTGAAACTCGCACCAATATGTGCGCCGCCTTGGGTATGGCACCAAAAACGTGGACGCGAACGATTAAGGATTTGGAAGCGAAAGGTCTGATCAAAGTCGCAAGGCATCCAAAAACGCCACATCAAATTACGTTGACCGATCTGGTGAAAGAACTTTTATGGGGTAAAAAGTACCCACTAAAGATTAATACTATAGATACGGGGTACAATTTACCCCTAAAAGAAAAAAAGAAGGCGGTACGCAAGCGTCCCGCAAAAGACAACGGACACTCCGTAAACATTGAAACAACCAGTGAAATAGAACGCATCCATTCAAAATGGTTAAAAAAACAAGATAGTTCCGATTAGATTGCGCTGACGCGCGCCTGACTGGGCTTGCCGCCCAGCGTCCGGCTACGCCGTCCTGCCCGCTCAGGGTGTTGCACACCCCGAACCCCGCTTTTTTCTTTTAAGGTTAGGAATATGGTTTTGAGATTTCCCGCTTCGCATAGGATCAACTTATGGAGATTACTATGGAATACACTTTGACAGAATCAGAACAGATCATCGCCAAGTTCGTTGCAGAACAAAGAACCGCAAACAACAGGAACGCAGGCACAACCAACATGCGTAAGTCTGAAATGTCGGACTTTGAGATTGATCTTCAAGGCTTTGGCGGAGAACTGGCCTTTTGTCGCCTAGTAAACGTGTTCCCAGACCTCACAGTCCACAACAGATCCGCCGCTAAGGGCGAGGATAACGGCGACTGCATTCTAAATGGACAGCGTATAGACGTAAAAACGTCAAAGAAGGCCGAGGCTGCATTGTGGGTGCCTGTACGCAAGATTGGTACTGCGGATGCCTACGCGCTTATGGTGGGCACGTTTCCCACCTTCAGGCTAGTCGGAATGGCGGACGTTGAAACTGTGAAGGAATGCAAGGTCTATAATGACAGTTATGTTGTGGATCAAAGCAAGCTTGTAAGTCTTGCGATCTATCAGGTTAATCTGTGCATGAAAGACTAGCAATTTAAAATGTCGTTAACATTGTGCCGATCTTTGCATCCTTGGCGCGATACCAAAGATCCTCGCAATTATAGAAAATTAAAGCAGATCCAAACGGAACGCCTCTGCCGCCTGCGCCAACGTACTCCGTCCTCTTGTTCAAAATTAAGATTTTGTCTGCATATGGAAAAATAACCTCCTGCCACGTTTTAGTTTCGAGGTTGGAGGCTTTGTATATGGCAACAATCCGAACACCATTAGCGGCCTCGTTTGCGGCCTTTTTAAAGAAAGCGTAAGCCTGACTGAATGGCGGGTTCATCCAACACCACTGATCTAAGGGCCAGTCTCTCGACAAACAATTATTTTCTTTAGTCCAGTATTTGGGAAATTTGTGGTTCTCGGCAGAAGCACACACGTCGAAGGCATCGGTTAAACCAATCGCCTGCAGTAGTTCTGGCGGAGTGCCCCACTCGTCAGAACGTAAACCTTTGTAAATATCCATTACTCTTCCTGATTGTCTGGATGTGAACTGTGCTTGTCCCCAGGTTCAATGCGGATCATGACCCTGTGTGCAGAGTACCGGCTTTCGTGTGGGCCGCACAGTGCGATGATACGCCACAGTACGTCCGCAAAGGCTTCTGCGATATCACGTTCAGAGTCGTCCCCAGTGTCGAAGACATATACGCTTTCAGGTTCGTCCTCGCACTGGTGCCTTACAATCCAGCCGTTATCTGCACGTTCAATCTTGATCATTAAAACATCCATTCAATCAATAAATAAACGCCGTAAATGCCTGCACCAACATAAGATGCAAGACAAACACATCCTACAATTAACCATGCTGCGCGCACTGTTTTGTGAACCAATTCAAACGCTGCGTCCGTCATTTGTAAACCTCGTAAGTGTTTCCTTTGGCTGCGTTCTTTTCACCGGATACCTTGATTTTCTCTGCGACAGTAAGGCGTTTGAGGCTGTCTTTAATCTGCGCTTCTCTGATCGGCATGGGCAGGTGACGGCGTAGTTCCATAACTCTGCCTGCAAACTTGCCGCCTAAGCGTATAAGCACGTCAAGGATCATCTGATCATGAGACTGATCGGTCATCTGCTTTTTTAGCTGATTGTGCTGCACCATTTTTGCGATTGCTGAATTCATAACGACACCTCAATTGATAAATGATAACTGATTGTACTGATAAACCTCTAGCCTCTGTTTTAATTTGATTATACAAAGGCACTGGAAGTCTTAGCAGTATCGCCTTTTTAGGTTCGCCCTGAGGCCGTCCAGCCATCAGGGTTTTGCCTCTACAATTAAATGTATGCCTTCGTCCGCCTCGAACCATTGTTCCTTCAGAGTGTTGCAGACTGCCGCTAGTGCTGCGTTCATTGATCCAAACTCTTTCTGGCAGACCATTGTGTATTCCTCATCATCTTCATTAATGTTCAGAACATAGCCATTCTTTACTTTCTCAATGCTAATCATGGTTTAACCTCAAAACGGCAAATCGTCGTCGTCAAAATCAACTGCCTGCGCACGTCCTTGCTGGCTGTAGTCCGGTACGTCGTTATTTTTCACCGTTGTCCGAATAATAGATGCGTTTAATTCCAAGGATGTTTTTTTACCGTGTTTACCTTCATATTCACGCGCTGTAAGGCTGCCAGATGTGTACACAAGGTCGCCTTTCTTTACGTCCTTCAAATACTCGCCAGTCTTTTCCCATGCTTGGATAGAAAACCATGTAGTCTTGTCGCCGCTTCCGACTGCAACGCTGCAGGTAACGATCTGCTTGCCTGTCTGCGTCATTCGTGTTTCTGCGTCACGGCCTGCACGTCCAAGTAATGTTGTGATTGCGTGTGTCATTTCTTATTTCCTTTGTTTCTGATGTAGTTAGTAATGGCGTCGTCTAGGTTAATCATTGAGTACACCAACAGCGCAAGGATCACGCTTAAAGCAATGATCAACGCAACAAGTGATAAGATTCCGATAATCATGAAAACACCTTATCGCGCGTAATTGTTGCCCACGGCGTTCCAGCTTGCAGTTTTCTGATTGCTTCCCTGGCGATAGTCTTGTCTGTTTCGCCCCACTGCGCCACAGGCTTACCGATCAGATCTTCAACTGCCTTTGGATAAGTAAGGCCATGGGCCGCAAACAGGTCTACCATTGCATTAGCCGCTGGCTTGGCTGTAGATGCTGACACAGGCTTTGCAACGCTTGGTGAGGCTGTATGGCCTGCTGTGTGACCTGCAGCAGTATTGCCGTCGTCATCGTCTGCGATCACGCCTAACGCCGCACTCAAAGACGCCCGTCTTGCGTAGGTTGTGGCTGCAACCATTTTCTGCGGATCTTGCGGGTCTTTACAGACAATTGGGTATCTGCCTTCAACATGCTGGCCGCTTTCGTGGATGATGCGCGTCAACAGTACTGGCACGCCTGATGCGTCAACATCTGACAACTGCAGCACGGCAAGGCCGTTTTTATGCAGCGCGTCCCTAATTGCGTCCCACACTGATGCCAAGTCTGCATACTTGCTGCGGAAATGTGGGTTGTTGCTGTCTTTGATTGCGATTCGGATCTGTGACTGCGCTTTGACAAGTGCCTGATAGATCTCTTTCATCTGATAAATGCCTCATAGAATGATTCAAAAAGCGATATTGCAACAAGTGCGTAGAATGCGTATTCAATCATTTTGCCCACCCCGGAAGGTGGAGGGTTTGTACTTGCTGGCTATACGCAGGCCAAAGATCCAAGGCTGCGCATTCCTTGTAAAGGTCAATTGCTTTTCTGTACTGCTGGCGGCCATGTTCCAGCATTTCATCTGACGCCTTGTAAACAGCCACGGCGTAAGGCGCGTCTTTTTCGACTGCAACCCAATAGAAGTCGCGTTTCTTGCCGTCTATTGCTTCTGCAACATCGACATAGAGTGCGGCCTGTACCTGATAGGAAAAATTAATTACAGACCTGCCAAACGGATCTGGTCTAGCATCAATACAGGTCTTGAGGTCGACGATGTAGCTGTCTGTTCTGTAGTCTGGTTTGATTCTACAATTGACGCCGAGGAAGTCGCTAACAACGCCCGCTTCTTCAGCCACTCCACCGGCAATGAGTGCGCTTGCCCCCAGATGTGAACGTATTGCGGAGGCGATGCTAACCGCCGCGTCGTAATCTGCACGGCTGACAAACTGTATTCTTTGCTGTGCAGCGAGGCTTGCTTCCCAATCACGGGTTGCCTTTCCTTCCTTTGTGCGCCCGTCAACGTCAGCGCGCGGGCGATAACGCGCCTCTGCAACGTGGGGTTCCAGTACGAACGTGTGCGCCAGACTTCCGAATGCCAGCGCGGGCGATTCCAGTTTCTGAGGGTTGCGATAATGTGCAGGAGAACGAAGCAAACGCCTAATATCAGTAGAGGAAATGAAAGTTGCATATCCATTAAAGTATTCCTCGTCTGTAAGTTGTTTCCACATCAAAACTTCACCTCGTCCTTTTTTTCCTGTGCAGCGCGCTTGGCGGCATATTCAGCAACAATTCTGTCGGCTTGAAAGCTAATAGCCTGTGTTTTGAGTGCGGTAACGATTTCAATGATTTCGTCAAATTCAGATTCCGGCGTTGCCGGACTGAGAACTTCCGCCATCATTTCAAGGCGTGTTGAAAGTTCAGAAAAAAACGCTTTGCGCGCATCGGGTGCAAATTTGCCAGAAATAGAGAAAAACATAATGATACTCCTATGGGCTTAATTGCCGTCGGTGGTCTTACATTTCTGATATCAATAATGCAACAAAAAGGTTATCAAACATGGAAAACACAAAAACTCTTGTAGGTTATCGCGTCTGTCTTGAGGCTGGCCACGGATACCACGATGACGGCGTGTATGATTCTGGTGCCAATAACAAAGGCATCCACGAACACATACTTAACGTCGCGCAGGTTGAACACGTTGCAAAGATTCTTGAAGCCAAAGGCTGTCAGGTGACAAAGGTCATCTGCACCAAGGGCAACGGCCTGTCCCTTGGACAGCGAGGCTTGCAGGCTGCAGGGCACCATTTGTTTATTTCTCACCACCACAACGCCTTTAACGGCAAGGCGCAAGGAACTGAAGTCCTGATGCACCTTCAGGGCACAATGACAGACAAGCACTTTGCCGAAGGGCTATCAAAAACAATAGCTAACGCCTTGGGCTATGCAGACCGTGGTGCAAAGAAGCAAAGCTTAGGAGTGCTGAGAACCGTGCCGGAAAGCGTAAAGGTAGGCGTCTTGGTTGAATCGTACTTTATGGACAACAGTAGCCTTGATCCAGATGATCTTGAGGCGTTGTCACTGAAGGCTGCAGACGCAGAGGCCGCCTACATTGAGGCGTACCTGCTGGCCAACTGCAAACCTAACAAGGTTGTGATGGTAGAACCGAGGAAAGTAGACCTGCCGCCAGCAGAACCAAAGAAAGTTGAACTGCCCAAGTCGCCTTGGAAGCGTTGATCGTCTGCGCATTTGTTTGTAGGGAAAACAGATTGCCCGGCGAATGTGGTTTTCCCGGGCATGACACCTACAGCTAGGAGAATGCAAGTGCATAGCGATATAGTCACAGTACAGCGCGACAATCAAGTTTTTGTTTCATCCCGTGAAGTAGCGGCGAAATTCGGCAAACTACACAGCAACGTAGTTAGAGACATCAAAAACCTGATTCATCAAAACAAAGATAATGCAGACGCAACAAAATTCTTTTTCCTCAATTTTGAGGAACAGCGGATATCATTGGATAATTCTCCAAGACGTGGCCGTCCTCCAGAACCACACTATTTGATGACACGCGATGGTTTTGCGTTTCTTGCGATGGGATTCACAGGCCGCAAAGCGATTGAATGGAAAGTGCGATTTCTAGAAGCTTTCAAGTTGATGGAAAAAACCATTGTAGAACAGCTTCCGGCTTTGAAAGCACGCATATTAGAACTTGAGGCCGAATCATCCCGCAAAGCACTTCCAGGGCCACGAAAGGATCATGTCGCTGTGCCTGTCATGCAGGAAAATCTGTTCGGTCAAGTTGAGGCGATTAGCTATGTGTTGCGTCACAAAGAAACGCTTGACGAACTTCAAAAGTCGCAGGCCCGCGCCCGTCAAATGCGGAAGATCCTCAAGGGCATGCAAGACAAGTTTGATGCTTTGGTAGATCGTATTGATTTGCTAGAAGGAAACAAAAAAGCAAAGTTGATTCGCATGATCAAAGATGAACCAGAAAAAACTTAATTTGATGATGCGCTAACTTCAACCCAATGTTCCGCCAGCACGTTGCCTGCGTCATTTCGTACTGTCAGACGACGCTTGCCTGGCGTATTAAGCACCACAGCATATAGCACATGGCCGCCGTCCACATCCTTTCCCATGTAGCCTAGCCGCCATTTGTCTGCCCACAGGTGCGTGTTGTAGGCAAACGGTGCAGTGTACCGCACTGTGAACGGATGGCCTGCAGCAATCGCACGGTCTATAAGAATGCGAGGCGGTCGAGGCGTTGGCTTCGGTGTGGGTGTAGGAGTGGGTGTTGCTGTGGGGATAGGTAAAGGCGTGGCTGTTGGAACGGTAGGCTGTTTAGGCGTGTCCTCGTTCTCGCATCGGGACAGCATACCTAACACGACGCCAATAATTGTCGATAGTGTCACGGCGATTTGACGCCACTGGCCCACTGGCAACCATTTTACGATCGCCAGCAAGCCTGAAATAAACTCAAGTGCTTTTTTAAGCTTTGAGTGCTTCATAGACTGCGCCAAGCAGTTCGAGTGCTTCAGAAGCTGCGATGTCTTTGAGTTCTGGCCCAACCTTGTCCAGACCTTTCACACCTTCAACCAACGCATTACGAAACTTTTCATCAGCAACCAGCTTGCTTCCGAGTGATACCGCGTCGCCAAGGTCAAGACCGTCTTTCGCAAGTTCTGCAATAGCCTTGCCAAGTACAACCAATGCCACCAATGCCTCTTTGCTTTCTTTTACGTCTGTCATTTCGATTCCCTTTCCAGTTGTTGGATACGTTTCTCATGCAAATCGATCAGTCTGTCTTGGTTCGTGACTTTTTCTACGATTACCGCCAGCTTTACAGACAAGTCTTGCAAGCCGACTTTTGTCTCTTTCATAAACTCAATGGCTTGTAAGAGGAAAAACGCGATAATGCCGCGTATAACCCAATCTGTTATGCCTTTAAGATCCATAGTGCGATCCCCATTGCGACGCTAAGAGTTACTGAAAAAGTCACACCGTAAAGTGCGAATCTTGCATATTCCCGCGCCGCTGCGAGGTTAGCGGTTTCAATGTTCTGTTTTGCTTCAAGACTGCTGAGTGCGCTTGCCAGACGTTCGATCTGGTTTGTGTTTAACTTACCACGGCTGAGAGAATCTTGAACATTGAAGTCATTGTGTTCTGTTGCCCATTTGACGTGCTTCTCTAGTTCATGGATTGCATCCCAAAGAGGCGAAAGGTCTGTCATGTTCTGGAAGGCGTCAAACGAGGCCGTAGGCACACGGATGACGAATTGATTAGTGTTTACCTTCTCCACCTCGCAACCTTCGCCTGTAAGGTCTATTTGAGGGTCACTTATTCCGGCGTGGTGATACGGAAACTGTTGGACGTCTTCTTTTGCGGGAATTTGGACGTGGGCCATGTTGTGTGATCCTTTCGCTTTAGTTTGAGGCTATGTTATATTGGAAAAGGGCACTTCTCTCCACCATACCACCTCGGAGGGATCATGTGGCTAGACGAACTGAACGAAAACGAAATTGCCGTCATGGAAACTAGCATCCGCGCAGCACTGGCAAACGACGAACTTACCGGTCAGACCAAGATCAATGCGCAACAGGTTCTCGGACAGATCGAAGATTACCTTTGGAGTAGCGTTTGCCGTGGTAGTCCAATTGATTCAGATCAACTCCAAACAAGCCGCTGAGAAACAACCATTCCCAGCCTTGTGACCTTTGCCAATCATCGTCGGTAGTATCTCTCGCAATAGACCACTGTTCCTTGTGTTCAGGTTCATCTGGCCACAAAGCAAGTGCAAGCTGTGCGCAGGACTCGTCAGCACCTTCTACCACAAAGCAGAACCACGGATTGCCTGCCTGTCTCAAATAGGCGTTTCTTGCAGCTTCATAGGACACTCTGTCCTCAAAACCAGTCTTCCAGGCTATGTAAGCTGCCTCTGCGACCAAGTTTAGCTGATAGCCTGTTGGTACCGCGATTGATTGCATAAGTAACGTCTTGCCGAAGATCTGTCCGTTAAACCACATCGTAGGATCTCTTACAAAGCCAAGGTGCGCGTGTGTGAATCCCATGAGTGCATGTGTGACCGGCGTAAGGTTACAGCGTCCGTCTGTATCGTCCTGACAGATACGGCCTGTGTCTTTGATGTGGTTCTTGACCTCAAGCCATCCAAGATTTTTGGATAACTGCGCTGCCATGAAACCGAATAGCTGATCTCTTGAAGCGGTGTTGGATGTGTCACTGCGATTTGGTGCGCGGTAAAGCTGTCCGTTTTTGACTGAGGCTGACACACCTTCGCAGGCAGACTGAAAGTTTATGCTGCAAAGCATGCCGAGTGTTGTAGCCATGCCGTCGCCGTCTTTGCAATTTTCTGCGGAAGGATGACCGTCACACCACGGAGTCCACAAGGCTGTTTCTGATGCTTTAAGTTTGATTGCTTTGAGTGTGTCTGGAGAGAGAGAAGGATCTCGCGGGTCAGAGAACCCGCAAGAGGAAAGAAAGAGGCAAACAGGCAATAGTCGCATGGTTGCCTCCTGTGAGGTTAGTTGATCATAAATCCAGATATTTCATAACTAAATGAATAACTGGATGATGTCGGTGCAAATGTTTTACCTGTCGGATATAACGTCGTGGCTGTCGTTATTTTGAAATAACCGCTTGATTTGCATTGAACGGCTTCAGAGGTATTTCCTGCTGCAATTATTTGTGTAACAGACGGCTGTCCGGTTGCATCGTTTATCGGTGAACCATTTACTGAAGTCGTAAAGCCACATGCAATTTTTGTTGGTGCAACGGCTCCGACATTGTAGGTCATCATCATAAAATAATATCCAGGTTGCAACGTAATGCCTGTTCCTGTTTTATCGACGCCTTGAGATTGTCCCGTATAGGCTGTTCCAATATTGGAAATTATCGATCCTTGGTACCCAGTCGCAATAGCATCACCCGTTGCTGCCGCCTTCACCGGGCCTTGAACGTACAGCGCGGAGTTTGAAGGTTGGTCAAGTGGAGTTATTGTGAATGAAATGATGTTTGCATCGGTATTTCCAGCTGCTGATGATTGTGCGCGACACGATCCGTTGTTACTCGCGTTTGTGTCAACTGTTTTACTGGCTTCTAATCTAAAATTGCGTGTTGCAACAGAAGTGTTTGTGTAAATACCTTGGAAACTCAAAAACGCATTAGTTGTATTTGTACTTGCCGTTGGTCTTGCAGCTTGGTTTACTTGTTCTGCAACTGTTGTCCTTAATGTTCCAGATGAATCTGTTTCAGCAATTCTGAATGTGCAAACGGTTACGTCGTCTACCGTTGTACCTGGTTGGGCAAGCATGTAACCGCTAATTTCTAGTTTATAGGAACCAACTGGCAGATTTGGAATACTAAACCCAAGATCGTTGCCGCTGTTTGTAGTTGTGACCGCCGCCTTGCCTTTTAACAATGTTGGCTGATTCCATGTTGCGTTATTAAAGCTTGAATAGCCGGTTACTTCTGCTGTTCCGGCAAACAAACCTTGTTGAGAATTGCGATACTCAACCGCACCCCAAGTATTCTGCCGTTCAGGAGTCACGACAAGTTCTGAGGATGTTGGAAAGCGGTAGGCGATTAATTGAAATTGATTGCCGACAGTAGTACTAGCGTTGTAAATATCGGCAGAGTTTGAAGGGGACGAGGAAAATCCTTGAACTTGAATAGTTGGCGAAGAAACCGTTGTATATTCTTTGGTAAAGACCAAAGTAAGTCCGTTATAATAAGTACCAGCTAAGTTAGTATATTGAAATACTAATCCTGAAAAATTAGAACCATCTCCTAATCGATAACCAACCGAGTCATTAACGGTACCAGCTTTGATCGCAGTAAAATGCGCTATAAACATATACTTTCCGGGTTTTAAATTATTAAAAGTAGCGCCCGGAATTTTACCCGCGGTAGTCGTAGCTGATCCCGTTACTGTTCCAGTGTTGCAATCCGCATCAGCGGAAAAGTTGGTTACCGTACTTGAATTAGTTGACCAATTACAATTTGAAGCCGCAGACACAATATAACTTCCAGCCTCTTCCGCCTGACTTACGTTCGCCATGTTAGTCGCAAGTCCGACGTAGATGCCGCCGATTTCGTTCGTGCCTGTCAGTGATGCCGTAGCCTGCTGTACTCGCAAAGTCGTAGCCGCTGAAAGGTCGCCACATGGAAAGTTTATCGACGCAATGCGCGGATCTGTCGATGCCGTAAGCGTAAGCTGTGCGACTGTGTTTGAACCTTGCCGGATTTGCACCGATGTACTGCCGACAGAAAAGCCACGGTAGCTAAACCTTGCTTCGCAGTTTTGATTCTTCATTCCCGCGTCAAATGTGCGTGTTGCCCAATCTGCATAGCCTGTTGACGTGCTTGTCGTGATATTAAACTCGGATGTTGCTACCAATGGTGTTGTGGTGGAACGTGTGACTGTGGCAGAGGATGCGGTTACGTTTGCCACGTTCGTCTGCGCGTTGGGGTTCAGAACAAAGTTAGATTGTCCAAAGACGTTGGAAACGTAGTTTCCTTGAAGAATGACTGGGTTTTGTGCGGTAGCCAATGGCACCGCCGCTGTTGTCAACAATGTTGTCCAAAAGGCTAGTTTCTTAAAATTCATATAACCTCCGATTAAACGTAGCTTGCGATCATATTGCGAGAGATTTCTACCCAACGAGAAGTTGTGCTGTCATATTGTACCAAAAGCGTTGAATACTTCGATAAAACAACATCGCCGTTCAGAATCCAACCGTTTGCAGCATCGTTCTGTGCAATTGTCACGGTGTTAGTGCTGTCGTTTCCAATGAACAGCAAGGTCATGCCGTCCGTGCCGCCTGTGAGGGTTGTGGCCATGCTAACAGCCGCTGCGTTGCCTTGTACTTTGATGCGCTGGAATGGCTGTGTGCCGATGGTTGGAGTTCCGCCTGCCGACAAGCTTTGAACCAACGATGTTTTGAATCCGCCTGCAACACCACCGACAACCTGCCAAGCACCGCCTGTGAGAAGGTTTGCAGACCATTTGAGGTAAAGTGCCGCGCCATTCGGCAGGGCAATATCACCGCCTGTGCCTGTCACTATCTTGTTTCCATTAGAGGATGACGCAGAGTCGTTTGCGATTGTCAGGTCTGCGCCTGTGCTGTTGATTAAGGTAAGTTCATACCCTGAAATACCGTCTGCGAGGCCCGTCAGTGACGTTCCTGACGTTGCCCTTACAAACGATACACCGCCAAGTGCCACGTTGTTACCTGCAGCAATTGCAGTACCTTCCCGTGTTACAAGTTCTTTGGTTGTCTGCAGACGTTCTGGAAAAAAAGCCATGTTTACCTCCTTACGCCCATGCCGTTGCCGACAACAGAACGCCTTCTTTAATGGTGATCAAAATTTTGTGTGTCCCGCCTAATCTTGATTTGATTGTTATTACGCCAGTGTTGTTGCCCTTGGCGATGTAGAATCCCGTTCCGCTGTCGGCTTCCTGATACTTGTTTTCTTGGTCTGTCAGGATAGTAAGCAGGCCGTGCTTATAATACGCGCAAACTTCCATGCCTGCATGACCTTCTGCGTTAATGCCAAACTTAAAGCATTCGCCTTTTGTTGCATCAAAGGTCAGTGTCGTACTTTGCAGGTGGGTGACGTTGGCAAACGCGCCTGATGCCGGTTGCAGCATTGAAGTCACAACTGTCGTGTTGCTGTAAGCGATGGACGACACAATCGCGCCTGTCATTGTGCCGCCAGTTTTCAGCAAGTATGCAGTCAATGCCGTTGTGTTCACATCAAAGCTGAATGCGCCTGCAGCGTAGCTGATCGGTGCCGATGCGCTGAACAGTGCGTGAATAGACGTGTTTTGCACCTGTGCGCGGATACCTACACTGCCAATCGCCTGCACGTCTAAGTCGATGCGTGTGTTGTTTGCATCCGGAAGGTTGCCAGACAAGCGAATATCGCCACTGATTGTGCCGGTCGTGTAAGTAAGATTAATAGAATCCGTATCTTGCACAGCAAGTGCGCCTTGGATGTCACTGTCCGCAATCTGCGCGCGCAAGCCAACAGTGCCAGTAGATTGAATATCAATCGGCACAATCTTGTAGCCGGCATCTGCAGCGTTATTTGACAAGCGAACGTCGCCTGTCATTGCGCCGCCTGAATACGTCAGGTCAATCGAATTGCTATCAGTGACAGACAACGCTGCTTGAATGGACGCATTACTGATTTGTGCCCGCAAGCCTGCGTTTGCGCCTGTTTCGACGTTTAGATCGACAAGCTGATAACCAACACTTGCCGCGGTCGGCGACAGCTTAAGGTCTGCGGAATATGCGCCAGACGTATACGTCAGATCCACGCTGTCGGTGTCTGTTGCGCTAAACAGTGCTTTGATGTCGGATTCTGCCACAACTGCCAGAAGGCCATGATTTGGTGCCGGCTGAATCGTAATCGTTGCTTTTATGCTGCCCACCGGTGCGCCGTCTGCCGAAATACGCACATTCGCGGTTAGAACGCCCGCTGTATCGTCTAAGTCAATACTGTCAGTGTCCGCGATGGTGCCGCCGCCGACCTGCTGCCACGTTCCGAGGGCAAGGTTGTAAGCATAGAAAGATCTGTCACTGAGTGAAAAGACAACCCAGCCATCTGCAGCAATGTACGCCGATGTCGGTGGGCTTGGGACTATCGGTACCCCGTCTAAGGGAATGTAAAGGTGCGCCATGTGTCACCTCAGCCGTTGATTGTGCAGTGTGCGATTACTTTGCAAGTTCCGCCAGAACCGGACGTGTGCGCATTGTTGAGGCGCAAGTATTTGAATCCTACGCGCTGCAGTTCAATAATGTGATTCGTTGTCGTGCTTGTGTAGGCAAGGCTGGATGACGGCACCGTGCTAAAGTTTGTCCCGTCATTAGATGACTGCAAACTGACCGTTCCTGCAGACGTGCTAGCACCGAAGGTGAAGATCACTTGCAAGGAAACAAGCTGATAAGGTGCAACGCTGATGGCTGGCGTGTTGAATCCAGCGCCAAGTGCCTGTGATTCGATGATAACAAGGTCAACTGTCTGTTTCATTGTTCTTTTCCTCCGGAAAATGCTTTAGATGCTTGTTCACCTGCTAAAAAGTTTAGATATACGCCGACAAGTTCTGGATCGTTTTTGGCCATCTTTTGCGCAGCGTTTAACATGGATGCCGCAACTTGCGGGCCACGTTCGCGGGCAATTTTGTTCACAAGTGCAAGTGATGCGCCACCGATTGCACCGCCGACACCCATCGTAGCACCACCTGCGCCTGCAAGTCCCGCGCCCGTAATATAGTCTGTCAGACTAATGCCTCTGTTTGTGGCCATGCGTGTGGCTTTTTCTTGTGCAGTTTGTGCCGCTTCTGTCGCAATAGAATACTTGCGGTTTGCTGCCTGCAGTTTCTTTACGAGATCCTCGCCGCCTTCCAATTCTCCGGCAGACTTTTGAAGTTGTCCGCGCACGATCTTTGAGATTTTCTGTAGTTGCTTATCAAATGGTTTATCTTTGCCTGTTGGCGTATATGCTATTTCTTGTAGTTCTTTTACTTCGTCATGCAGATCTTTGAATGACGGTTTGTAACCATCTTCGACCATTTGCGCCAACCGTGATACATAAGCATTTTCTACCCGATCCGCCATGCCTCCAGTAGCCGCGATTTTACGCAAAGGCTGGATTACGTCTTTGTAGATCTTTGCAAGGATGTTCTCCATTGTTCCCTCTGGAACTGCACCGCCTGCAATCTTGTCCAGCTTGGCGTAAATGTCGCCGATGATCTTTCCTTGCTTGGATTCTTGCCTTGCTGCTTCCTCTGCGATCTCCGGTACGTTCTTTCCGGCAGTGACGATGCCTTGTTCAAGAACTTGCTTGCCGTAGGCTTGGCGACCGCCGGGAAGGCGTTCGATCCTGCGTGAAGGCTTAAGAACATCGGCACCTGTCGCCTTGGCTGCACGTTCGTACGCCGCCGCTTCAAGTTTTGGCTGCAGATATTCCGCGCCTTTCTGTCCCATTTTTGTCAGTGCTGCACCCGTTCCTGCGCCTTTAAGAACTTCAAGCGGATCAAAACCCGATTCTGCGCCCGCTTGGACGCCGCCAACCAATGCCTGTCCTGCCGGAGATTGAAACGCTTGGCCTGCAAGTGCCCGCGCCCCTGTTGCTGCGCCCGCAAAAGGTGCTGCGAGAAGCTGACTTCCAAGTCCTAGTGCTTGTCCGCCGAGGTAGGAACCTGGTTCATATTCTTGCGCGATCTTCTCGCGTTCTCTGTAGCGTTCTTTCTCAACTTCGTAAGGGTCGAGGCCCAAATATTCGGACGCTTTTTTAGGCAAAACATACTGCAAACCACCACGGATTGCAGGTGCAGTGTACTTTGCTGTTCCAAAGGTCAACACGTCTGCAAGGCCGCGACGGATTGCTTCAGACGATGACACGGGCACGTCTGGTTCTGGCACCTTGGCAGGGCGTGAAGGCTTTGCGGGTGCCATGGTTGCCCGTTCTTCGGCTTCTCGTTCTTCAAGATCCCGCATTTCCAATTCTTCAAGTTCAGCTTGTTCCTGTGGCGTTAGTGGCATCATTGACCCCCTGCTTTGCGGCGTCTGTAATCTTCAAGTTTTTGCTTTTCTTGCGGCGTAAGTCGTTTTTTGCCGGATGGTAGCGTATCACCGCCTGCCGTTGGAACACGTTGTTCAACGCCGACCACCGCCTCAGGACGTGCGCCGTAAAGCTTGCCCTGTTCGATGTATTGCTGGCGTTTCGCTTGGTACGTTTCTTCGATGCCTCTAAACAGGGCTTCTGCTGTCTGAATGAGGTTTTGGCGTTGTCCTGGCTGCAAACGTCCTGTGCCTGCCGCTTTGGACAATGTGTTGCGCATGGAATCAATCAGGCCACCGCCGCGTTCTGTGATGGCAAACTCTGTTTCACGCACAACAGATCCAGGATCGAGGATTTTGGCAAACTTGGTAATGAGGGCTTGGTCAGACTGTGGTGTGCCTTCCGTTGCCAGAGTTCTAAGCTGTGCAAGTTCGTTTTTCATCAATTCATGCGCTTGCACTGTCTTGTCTGCGCGGTACTTGCCCGCTAAGTCCATTTCAACCTTAGCCACATCTGCAGGAACATCGCCCAACATTTTTGGTGGCTTCTCAGGCTTAGGTGCTTGAGGTTGTGCTTTCTGCATTGCGCGTAGACGTGCAATTTCCTTCTGTGCTTCAATTTGTGCCTGCTTGTCACCACTGCGCGTAGCTGTTTCGTAGCGTTTGTAGGCGTCGTTGATGAGACTTTCTTCTGTACGCTGTCCAAGCAACGCCCTTTGATACTGCGCGCGTTCCTGTGCTTGGTGCTTTTGCAAGATTGCAGGAAGGAATTGCTTTAACTGGTACGCTGGCACGTTAACTGGCACCTTCACATCAAATTCTTGCAACATAAAGTCACGGGCAAACTGTGAAACGTCGCTGTTAGGATCGTACTGTTCCCGTTCGTCTGCAAAGTCGATCTGTTTTATCGCAAGGTCAACTGCACGGGCGTTCATCTGCATATTCTCGTTTGCAACGTCCAGACGGTCTTTCAACTGCTGACGTGCGAGTGTGTCCTCGCGTGTCACAATCTTCTCTGCAATACTTTCCGCAGTCTTGCCGCCAATTGATCCTGCACCAGATGCCGCCTTCGACGCAGCAATGAACAGACTGCCGAGGCCGCCACGGTCACGCAATGCGTCAACGTCTTCCATGCTGACACGGGCTTGCTGAACTTGTTCAAGATTCTGCTGCAACATGTCTGGATACTTTTTAGCCAATGCGGAATACAGACCTTGTGGCGTGTTGAGGTCTGGCATCTTATCAGTAACATTGTCTTTTTGCGGTTCGAGGCTTGTACCAGACGCAACGTCTGCCTTGGTGTTGTCGTCGAGTTCCCACGGTTTATCGTCCAGCATTCTAAGGTCTGCAATCGACATACCCTGTTCCGGTTCCATGAACTGCGGACCAATATCGAACTGACTTTTTCCAAGTTGTGGGCCACGACCTGCGCCCCCCGTGCCGCCTCTGTTTGTGCCGTATGACTGTTGAGGCTTTGGCTTTTCAGCCTGTGGAATTTGATATGGCTTGCTTGTAACGGACGCATAGTCCATTTCCAGCGGTTCATAGCCTGATTGAAGTTGTGGCATTGGCGGTGCCGGCGGAACTGCTTGCTTGCCTTTAAACAGATCCAGTAAACCCTGACGAAGATCCTGTGCTGGCATTCCACCAAGCACGGATGATGGTTCTGCAGATGACCCAAAGTCAAACGTCGTCATATTCGGCTGTACAGTCATATTCACCGGATCGTTGGGATCTGGGATTTTAACTGATCCTGCCACCGGTTTGTAATACTTACTTATTGGCATGTGTCACCTCATGCGTTCATCGTGTCATAGCGTGATTTTTTACGTCCAGTGATCGGATCAAGTTCATCCTGATACGTCGGTGCCTCTTGATTCGGTCCGAAGTCGTATCGCGGGCTGACTTGTTCTGCAGGGCCAGCGGTTACGGCAGCTTGTGGTCGCGGTGTTTTGCCGTATTGATACGCGGCTGTCGATGCTACGTCACCAATGCCTTGGTAAAGCTTGTTTATATCCGCTGCGGATTGCGCACGAGATTTTGTAAGGTCTTCTGTTATGCCTGCCTGTTTGCCGTATTTTGCAAGCTGATTTTGATATTGCTGCTGTGCAAAGTTCATTGCACGATCACGGGCTGCGGCCTGCGCGCCCACATTCTTTTCAGCAATTCCTTGTTTACCTGCGATGTTGAACTGCTGCGCCCGATTGCGAATTTCTGCAGCAAGGTTTGCTTGTTCTTGTTGTGAACGGGCCAACCGCTGATTGAACGCGTTAATTGCGCCGACGTTTGCTTGTTCGATGTCGAGTTCACGGCCAAGCTGACGGCCTGCTAGTGTTCCTGCTTCCGATTGTGCCCGCGCGCGTTCCTGCAGACCTGCAAGTGCCGCTTGTTCGCCGGCAAGTGCCGCCTGCATACCCGCGCCTTGCTGTTGCTGCAGTGCTGCGCCGTAGGCTGCGAGGCCGCCTTGCTGACCTTGACGTGCAAGTTGCTGTTGCAAGGTTGCTGCCTGTGATGACATTGTGCCTGCCGCTTCTCTCATGCCTCTAGCACGTTGGATTTCGGCCATAACGTCCGTTCCGCTGCGCGAACGATCAAGCAAGTCCTGCAACACTTGCTGTTCTGCGCCTTTTGCGCGCTGTGCTTCGGCTGACCGCATTTCAACCATGCGCGGATCACGTTCACGAACATATGCTGCAACTTCTGGATCATAATCTTGCAACCATTGGTAAACTTCCGGCGTGAAATATTCAGGACGTGCTTCTGGAATGCCGATCTTGTTCAAAGCATCCTGCAAACGCGCCTGCTGTTCACGTTCGTATTCTCTCGCCTCTTGGCTTTCGCTGTACTGCATTGCGCCGCTTATAACTTGCGGCCCTAATATTAACGCCAAGGTTAGTGGGTCCATACGTCACCTCAGATAAACGACTGTGATTTTAACCGATTAAAATAATCCATAATCTCATTTATGTTGTAAGTTGGCTGTTTGATCTGCGCTTGCGTTGGAGTTATTGCCGCGCCACCGATCAAATTTTGCAGACGATTATATTG